TACCTGCTATGCATTATGACATGATGATTTATAGTAGTATTGATAAAATTGCCAGAGATGAAATAAAAGAATATTATGATAAACATAATGAGAATAAAAGAATAGACGCTGATGAATTTGTATTTCATGGTTCTAACTTATCAGGACTTGCAAACATAATTAAAAGTGGTAAAGCAAAAGGTAAAACAAAAGAAGTTATACAACAACAAATAAATCATTCATCTATAAATGTTAGTTGGATGAATAAACCTGATTACTCAAACAACATAACAGACTTGATAGAAAACTATAAGAAAGATTTGGGGTGGGCAGCCGGTGCTACTAGTGGTAGAATTGCAGTAGAACAAATAAAAGATTTAAAAGAAGTTTATTTATTAGGACATGATTTAGAAAGTTATAATCATCTAGTAAATAATATGTACAAAGGAACAGACCATTATGTTGCAGAACAAAATGGTAAAACACCATCAGAAAACTGGAAAATACAATGGGGTGCTTTGTTTACTGAATATAAAGACATACAGTTTTATAAAGTAAATGAAAAACCTGTGGGTACTAGCGACCCTATAAATTGTGTAGTAGATTTATGGGTAAATAACAAAAATGTTGAATATATCACATATGAAGATTTAGAGAAAAGATTAAATGAAAGCAGTACATAATGAATTATTTCCTACTACCGTTTCAGTATATGAACCTGATTATAAGGTAACAGAGGAAGAAATAGAATTTATAAAATCTATTCCTATTGAAAAAGATTGGAAAGGAGAAGTGTATATGTCCATTAGTACTAGTGCAGTATTAGAAAATATAAAATTGAAAAATATTAAAGATGTAATGTTTCAAGCTGCTACAAGATATGCAGAAGATGTTCTAGGAATTTCAAATGAGTTAGCACCTTTACATAGTTGGATTGCAAAACAAGAAACAGGTGGCCAACATTCAATGCATAATCATACAAACACTTTATTTAATTTAGTCTATTATATAGAAGGTTCAGAAAATAATGCATTAAGATTAGAGTTAGGTAATGGTAGAACAAGATTACAAGAAGGATTTAACTTTGATTATAATCTTAATACCTATACACCAATGAACTCAAATAATGCAATTTTGCATCCTAAAGATGGACAGATAATTTGTATACCAGGTTGGGTATTTCATGGTACAGATATTAGTCAAGGACCTAGATTATGCATAGGGCAGAATTTTTTTATAAAGGGTAATATTGGTGGTGATGAACTAGATAGTAAATTTAGATTATTAGATATAGAACTAGATACAAAACTATCAACCAGACTTGACAATGACAAATAAATGTTATATAATAGGTGTAACTATTATAAATAGTAATGTAGCATGCTACAAATACGAAAATATAAGACATATAACAATACGAAAATACGGAGGATAATATGGACTTTGACCAATTAAAAACATCATCTAGTGGTTTTGATAAACTAACTAAGGCACTAGAAGAAAACCTCAATCCTGAGGATTCAAAAAAATCTAATAAGTACCAAGATGAGAGACTGTGGAAACCAGAACTTGATAAAACAGGTAATGGGTATGCAGTACTAAGATTCTTACCAGCAACATCAGGCGAAGATATGCCATGGGTCAGATTATGGTCTCATGCATTTCAAGGACCAGGTGGTTGGTATATTGAAAACAGCTTAACTACACTAGGTCATAAAGACCCTGTTAGTGAAGAAAATACTAGACTATGGAACACAGGCGTTGAATCAGATAAAGGCATTGCTAGAAATCGTAAGAGAAAATTATCTTACTATGCAAATGTTTATGTCGTATCAGACCCAACACATCCTGAAAATGAAGGACAAATAAAACTGTTCAAGTTTGGTAAGAAAATATTTGACAAGATAACAGAGGCAATGCAACCCGAGTTTGAAGATGAAACACCAATTAATCCATTTGATTTCTGGAAAGGTGCAAACTTTAAACTTAAAATTAGAAAGGTTGATGGTTTCTGGAATTATGACAAATCTGAATTTGAGGGTGTTTCTGCTATCGCTGATAATGATGACAACATCAAGGCGATATGGGAGAAACAATATCCTCTAAAACCATTCTTAGAGACCAGTAATTTTAAATCGTATGAGGAACTCAAAGAGAAACTGAATCGAGTAATTACAGGTACTAAGAGTACAGACACAGTAGAAAATGTAGACCTCCCATCCACATCTACTGGTACTGTTAAAAGTCAAGACGGCACCTCAAAAGCTACTGCTAGTGAAAGTGATGATACACTTGATTATTTTAGTAAGTTAGCAGAAGAATAGAGGTATCTCTCTCTGCTGTCGTAAACTTTAGGGCATATCTAGTAATAGGTATGCCCTTTTTCGTATAAATAGTATCATGGCAAGTATATTCGATAAGATAAGTGATAAAGCAGGTGATGTTAGAAAATCATCTACTTGGTATAGAAATGCAGTATCATCTTTAGGTGATAGTGTAACTGCTCGTAAACTATATAATCAAGGTAAGATTAATCAAAGACCTTCATTAGGTAGATTAAATCTATTTTTCTATGACCCAAAGTTTAAAGAGACATTACCATACTATGATACTTTTCCATTAGTATTGCCATTAGAAGGATTTAGAGGTGGTTTTTTAGGTATGAATTTTCATTATCTATCACCTACAATAAGATTTAGATTGTTAAATCAATTGCAAAGATTTTCTACAAACAATAAATTTGATAGTACAACAAGATTAGATGTAAGTTATCAAAGAGTAGGTGGACTTGCAAGAGTAAAACAAACTATAAAAAAATATTTGTACAGCCATGTTAGGTCAGGTTTTATGAGAGTAGATTTACAAGACGCTCCTACAGCAGTATATCTACCAGTACAACAATTTAAAAAACGAAGTGCAAGTTTTGTGTACGGACAAAGTAGAGGATAAAAATGGCAATATTTAGAGGCGGAGTTAAAATATTTGGTTCAGATGTCAGACTAGGAATACCTAGAGATAGGTCATTAGATAACATTTTACTAGACCCAAGATTTAGACAGATAGAAGGTGGTGTAGTACCTGATAATCCTAATTTATCAGCAACAAAACCAGCGTTAATAAATCAAATGTTATCATACATTATGCAAGGCGAAGGTCTTGGTAGACTAGGAAGATTTTATGCTTCATTTAGATTACCAACAGGTTCAAGAGGGCCTGAAATGGGTTCAGAGGCAGAGTTTGAAAACTTTGAAAATGAAGATGGTTTGCCTGTTGAGACAAGAGGTTTTGCAACATCAGATTTAATTCAACAAATTCAAAATCAAGATGGTAAAAGAGTAAATGCATTTTGTAAAGGTATAACTATGCCTGATAGAACAATGACAACAGAAGCTGTTATAAACGGACCAGGCGCCCCTAGACATATTGTTACAGACCATACATATGGTGATTTATCAGCAACATTTTATGCAGATAAGTATCTAAGAGAAAGACAGTATTTTGAATTATGGCAAAAATCTGCCTTCAATAGTTTATCAAACAACTATGAATTTTATGATAACTATGTATCAGACATAGACTTATTTAATCTAGGACAATTTGCTAACTCATCAGGTTCATCTGAAGACCCAGCAGCTCGAGATGATTTAACACATGGTGTCAAACTGTATGACTGTTATCCTACAAGTATTGGGGCACCAGCACTTTCATATGAGAATAATAATATAATAGAATTTACTGTAACATTTAAATATAGATATTGGCAAAACTATTTTATTACTAAGACTGCTGATGTAGCACTTGGTGATGGTGGTTTTGATAAATCAATTGCAGGAGAACCAGGAAGACTAAATGCAGGTGGTGGTCTACTAGGTGGACTATTACAATTATTACCACCTGAACTAAGAAGAGCAGGACAAGGACTACTAGGAGATTTGAAACGAAGAATACCTATAGGAGATTTAACAGGCGGAAGAGTATTTCCACCATTTTTTTAATATAATGTGAGGATATTATGGCATTACCAAAAATAGAAACACCGACTTATGAATTGAAGCTACCATCAAAAGATGAAACAATAGCATTTAGACCATTTACGGTAAGAGAAGAAAAAATATTAATGATTGCAAGTGAATCTGAAAAACCAGATGAAGTTTATAATGCAATAACAAGAATGATTGACGCTTGTACATTTAATAAAATAGAATGTATAAAGTTACCATTATTTGACATAGAATATATTTTTCTACAAATAAGAAGTAAATCAGTAGGTGAGGTTGCAAAGTTTAGAGTGGTATGTCCAGATGATTTAGAGACATATGCAGAAGTAGAAGTGGATATTAGTAAGGTAGAGGTACATGTAGATGACAACCATACTAATAGAATAGTTTTAGATGAATCAAGAAACTTAGGTGTTGTTTTTGCATATCCTACAATGGGTGTAACCAAGGTTGCAAATGATATAACAAACGCTAAAACAAAAGATATATTTGAAATAATATATTCATGCGTTGACCATATATTTGAGGGAGAAAAAATATACCCAGCAAAAGATACAAGCAAAGATGACATGGTAGAGTTTTTTGATAGTATAAGTCAAGAAAATTTAGTAGATATTAAGAAGTTTTTTGATACAATGCCTCAATTAAAACATGAAGTAGAGGTTGAGAATCCTAAAACAAAAGTGGTGAGTACAGTAACCTTTAGAGGGTTATCTGATTTTTTTCCATATGCCTCTCCCACAACAACCTAGAGGCTTATTTTGAAACGAATTTTGCACTTATGCAACATCATAAATATAGTATAACAGAGATTGAAAATATGTTGCCATGGGAACGAGATATATATGTTGATATGTTAATCAACTATATAAAAGAAGAAAACGAAAAGAGAAAAAGAGAACAGGAGAGAAGAACATGATACCAATGGAATTAATTAGTATGGGTGCCTCTACAATCCTTGGTGGTGTTTTATCCATCATGGCACAAAAAGGTAAAGACGCCGCTGAAGCACAAAATATGTTAATGCAACGAGCAGGGTTCGCCGCTGAACAAGCTGATAAAGCGAGAGAAGTACAAGACCCATTTACAAAGAACACAAGGCGTTGGATTGCTTTAATGTGCGTATTTGCAATTATAGTATTACCTAAAATTGTATTTTTAATTGCACCTGAAACACCAATATATGTTGGGTACACAGAGGCAACAATGCAAGGATGGTGGATATTTGCTAGTAGCACAGATGTAACACAATGGAAACCACTAGAAGGATTAGTTATAACACCTCTTGATACCCATGTTGTATCGAGTATAATCGGACTATACTTCGGAGGCAGTTTGGTAAGAAGATAATGGCACACGCTCAGATACCAGAAGAAGAACTTAAACCACTCCTTACATCGCTAGAGAGGATTTTAAAACCTATTATAGATGTAGTGCCTGCTCTAACAATGGTTCCAAGTGAACTTGATAGAATAGGTGATAACCTTGATGATGATATA